CTTGAACTGGATGAATTCAATGTCTCTATCATTGTGTACAACATCAATCCACACCCGGAAGTGGAAGATATGACGGTGAGGAGTGCCAAGGAAACTAACGTCATACTCATCACCCGTCTTAAGGGCTGGATCTGTTGCGGCTGCGGGGTAGCAGTGGATTCCTTCTTTTTGGAAGGTGACCCAGATTCTTCTTTGTGCATGATGTTTGATTCTTTCAATTTGTTCACGTTCAACTTGATTCATGATTCATCTCCACTATATAGTCTATCATATTGTTTGCTTCTCATTGCCATGCTTTCAAGCACAGCCATTTTATTTTTAAATATTCTAAATTTGTAACTGGTTTTGCCACGCTGTCGTTCAAAAAAACAATAGTCATTGCCTCGGATATAGTCACTTTGACTGCCGGCAGCTAGTTGTTGTCGGCATGTTTCATATCCATCTTTAAAAATTTCTTGTATTTTAAGATGCGCAAAATCATACACAGTGGTACTTATTACTACTTGATCTTTAGTGATTACTCTAAGTTGTTGTTGTAATTTTTTACAAATTATGCTATCTAAATAAGATGTTGAAATAATATCTGTAGGAAGCATTGTGCCTACAACATGATGAGATACTGCATCTTTGTCACGAGATTTAAATTCAAGATTGTACTTGGGTACATCTGCACAAGCACCACGTAAATCAGTGGGCCAACCTTCTTGTTGCAGGTATTCTTCAATATATCTACCTGCAACGCCATTGATATTGGTTGGAACAGTTTGTCCAAGCAATGAAGTTTTTATACTTTTGATCTTCATTTGATCACTTCATCCTTTGTGTATTGATCCCAACTGGTAAATGTTTTTCTATCCAGCAAATCATGCAGGCTATGACACCATACTCCGGGGTTGGTTGCTTTAAAATCTTTGTCGTCTAATTTAATTGTGGCATTGTAACCTAACAGTTTAACGTAAGGCAGTTTCACAGATATCATAGGAACAAACTGTGCTTGTTCGCACAAACCGCCTTCACACAATCCTTCTACAGCAGTCGAATCAAGATCCAGTGTACACCAGTAGCCCCGATCCAACCAGTGTTGAATCATGCGTTCCCATGCACTCCAAGTTTCGGCATCATTCATAGTAGGGTTTGGAAAACTTTGATTGGCACCAAAATAAATGTGTGTGATTGGATTTCGTGCTTTGGAATCAATCTCGCCACGCTTCCAATCTATTGCTTCGTTAGTTTGCAAGCCTACCACAAACAATGTGCGGTGTCCTGCAACAGGGCTGGCTTCAACTTCTGTGCCTACAAAAAAATTGGTATCTTCATGTCCGGGTCTATTCATTTGATTTGCTCACTTTCAAGCAGTTGTAATGCTTCCAATTGTAACTGATCTTCGGGCTCTGTGTCAACTTCTGGTTCGTCAAAAGTGTATAGTACATGAAATTGTGAGCGAGCATTTTTGGTTTTTTTACCTTTGAATCCTCGTGTGCCCACAATCTCCATCCAATATGTATCATACAATTTTATAATATCTTCGGCTGTTTGTCTATCTGGTGCAGCAAAAATTGCTTCAACAATTTCTTCAAACTTGGCGTAGTCTCCTGTACTGCGTTGCATCATTGCAGGACGTTCGCCTGCATCAAAACGTTGATTGGCTTCTTGTACCGCAGTCAGGTGCATCCAAACATTATGCCCCATTAGTAAAGCATAAGAGAAACTATCCCAAGATGTTTTGCCCCACTTGCTGTTTTTGTTAACGTCTGGTAGCACATCGTACAGCGCAGGATCCCGGAAGTTTTCCTCAGTAAGCACTACGCCAGTTTTAGGTGTGCCTGCTTTGTAGATACAGATGTCCTTCATGGTTAACATATCACTTATGGGACTCTCTTGCCAGTTATTGTAGATACCGTCTGCTACTACACCTGTAGACCATTTGCGTGTATCTGTAGCATACTTCTTGTCATCTGCTGACGGTCCCATACGATACGACCATTTTGAATCATGTTTGAATACATTTTCGTAATACACCTGGCCATTGGCTGTGGCAAGGAATGGACTGGCACAATCAAAACTAATAGTAAAAGCCGGGTTAACATATTTTCTAACTGCTCTTTGAATCACAGTAAGCAACACTGCCCATTCCAACTTTGATGTGCCCAAGAAGTGCATCCAATCATGCACACCCTCTTGCAACAAATTGTCATAGCGCAAGGCTACCAGGCGTCTAAGCACCAAGTGAACATCACACATGTTCTGTCCACCCATTGACCAACCATCAAAATGTGTGTCTGGATACTTGACAGGATCGCAGTATTCCTTCATGGTGTCATACCATTGGTCTGCGCTGCCGTGGTTGTCACCCTGCAATACATTTAAGATCTTAGTGCCACCATTGCGAACACCCTTACGATGCTTCATAAAGTATTCGTTATTGAACTTGGTAGCTGCTACCGCAGCGGGTAGTGTGCTTATTCCGCATGCCTTGGCTGCTTTTTTATCATGTATGACCCAAGTTGGAATATCAAGTGTCATGCAGTAATCAGAAACGTTATCTAGCCAGTTTAGAACAAGCTCTCGTTTCTTTTGAGCCTTAGCACAACCCGAGTTGGCTCGCCAATCGCCTTCCCACAGGCCTTTAGCAATCTGGAAACCGCCCGAATCTCCCAGTATAAACGTTCCTGGCTCACGGTTCCGGACCATGTCCTCTGACCAGTCTTGTTTTGAGAGATCGAGGTTAGCATGTCCTCCAGACGCAAGTGACCACCGATAAGGGAATAAAGCCTTAGTGGAGTTAAGCCAATTAAGCTGTTCCATATCCGTAAGACCCTGCGGAAATCGTGAGGGATCCACATAGTTCTCATTTCTTTGCTTGCCAATAAACGTGGAATAGAATCCGCTGATAGCCGGAAGGAATACAGCGTAGTCCGATTGCTTGACAGTTAAGTTGTCTTGGCTCACTTGCTTTGTGCTGGTAAGATGTAGTTGTAAACAACAATGCCTGAGTCCACAGTGATCTTGGCAGCACCATCGTCGCTAATGCGAATAGTCTTGTCGCCTGTAAGTGCTAGGATGCTCATGACTTGTTGAGCAGGCCAAGACCATGCACGTTTCAATTGTCCATTTACGCCTGGATGGAACACAAAATTGCCCGAGTGTGTGCTATGATCGCCAAAGAAAAACTTTAAGTCGCCGTTTTCGGTCTTGGCTTGAAAATGTGGTTCTTCGGCATTGGCCTGTGCTTGCATACGCAAGCGATTGATAGCAGCCACAGTGGGTTCAAATTCAATGTGCCAGTTTACACCTTTGAACTTGGGGGTCTTGAGCTTTTCAGTCACAATAGCTTCGGCCATAAAGCGATAGTTGTTTTTAAAATCGCCTGTGGCATTTTCAAAGTTGATGCCATCTGGCTCACCAGCGGCTCTGCGACTCAAGCTGAGTTTGGCGTTTTCTTTGTACTCTTGCAAGTTCAACAGAATTTTGATCTTGCTCAAGTTAGGCATACCAAATGTGCCCACAAAGTCTGGATGTGGATTTTTGAATTCACCTTCCACGACCACACTCATGTCTTCGGCAAGGCCTACAATCTGTGTGGTTTTGTCATCACCCACGATCTTGATTAAGTCAATGCAGCCAAGATCGTGTGTGTGTTGTACTAAGTCTAATAGATAATCTCTCATTGTATATACTCCTATGTGTTTGATTATAACAGATGTATTTAGAATTTGCAATCATTCTTGGCGAATTACTTTTGCCAGAACTTGACCGCCGCGTAAACTTTGAATTTCTCCAGGCCTACGCATTTCAAACCAAGCAATGTCACCGGCTCCGGTGCATTGATCGATAATTTTATAGCCAAGATTTCGAGCTATTGTTTGTAGGCGACTGCCTGGTGTGTAGCACATCCAAGCGTTTTCTACAGCACCAACGCCGTACCATTTGTCGCATTCGTTGTAGGTAAAAACCAACGCACCACCTGGACGCAGTTTTTGATATATTTCCGTAAGAAACTTTTCAATCATCTCAATGGGTTTCCAATTAAAATAATTGTAGGCAAACACTAATCCAAATTGATTAGACGGTAGTGCTGTAAACATTTCTGTGTCTTTCCAGTCGTTAATCACATAAGGCCTTAGTCGACGTTGATATTCTTGTGTAAACGGACTCATAGCAACGTTAATCAATTCTCTATCATGATCCACAAGATACAGCGGATCCATTGGCACCATGTCTTCTATAAATGTTTCTCGTCTAGCACCAAGTACCATGCCAGGTAATCGCCAATCAGTGTAAGTTTTAATTACATTACGCAGGCGTTCGTGGTCGTCAAACTCAATAGACAGTTTGCGATTGATCAAGTGTTCTACTGTTTCAAAACACATTTCTTGTTCGTATCGCTTCCAACTTTCTGCATAGTATTCAGGTGATAGTCGATCAACATCGTTTTGTAATTGTTGCTTTAGAGCTCGAAGTGATTGATCAAACCGTGTTATAGAATGTTTAACTTCTGCCAATTGTTCATTTAATTCTGCAGTTGCAGAATGATACTGTACATCTCGATTTTTTACTGCATGAACAATATCGTCTAACTTGTCAGTTATATTACCGTAAGACGGATCCATGTCGGGACGTTCCAACCAGTTTAAGTATGCAACAACTTGGCTTAACTTCATTCGAAAGAAAATAGTGATGTAAATGTGTTTTCTGTGTTGGTAGCAGACGCAAGATCCCACTCCAACACACCCAGCAAGTTGTCGACCTTTTGGTCCACAACAGTTGCTTCCATTAGCCCATCGTCAAACGGCAGTTCAGTAAACCATGCAGGCAATCTTTGCTCATCTGTGGGATAGCCAATTGACGTCCACCCAAGTGCATTTGATTTGAGTTTGCACACAATGGTTTTCATACCATCAACAATCTGCATTGAGTAGTTGTCTGAATTCATTCGACGCATTTGATTCCAATTCATTGCGGCTCTAACATGTCCAGGCATATTTGCTTTGCCAAGACGTACTTCTTCTGCCGCATACTTGGTCAAGTTGTTCACACGCTTGGGTGACCCTTTTTCCCAGCCTGGCCGCTCTTTGAACTCATACTTGAATTCTCTGATGCGTTCAATAATTTCATCTCGTTGCGTACCTGCTAGTACTTTATTTAGAATTTCTAGCAAGAAGTCTTGAATTACTTTAGGGGTATCACTGCGCTTCAAATCCAAGCCCATGGCCTTGGTTTTGCCAATCTTGCCATCTACATCCAGTCGCTTGCCTTCCAAGTCAATGATGTTCACAGCATAACGCTTCTTGGTAATGAACAAACTGCGGTCAGCAACCAATTCACGACCTGCTTTGATCAAGGAGCCCATGTCTCTAGGACAATGGAATGCCTGCTCCATAAACGCTGGAAAGCTCTCATTTACTTGGTCTGCAATTGAATCATACAGTTGGATGCAAGTTTCTTTTGACCATTCCATGCGCCCTTCTGCAACTTCTTTTTCCAAGATGGGCCACGCAGAGAAATAGCATGAGTCTGTATCGCCGTAGATAATGGCCTTGCCTGTGTGATCATATTCGCCTGTGATACACTCGTTGATGTGAGCATCCATGTGTTTGGCAATTGATCTACCTGCCAGTGTAGTTGACTGTCCAATACGTTTGTCAAAGAAACGGCAGCCTGGATTCAAAATAGCACCATACAAGCTATTCAAGTTAATCTTCTTGACCAACTGACGCTTGTCCCAGAACGCAATCTCTTTGGGATCCTTGGTTTCTTTCTTCTTGGCCTGTAGCTCTTGTCGCTCACGATACCAGCGTTCCAGTAGGCCAGGAATAATACCTTTCTTCTCGTAAGTGAGAATGGTACCATTGGCTGTAAGGATCCAAGGTTGATTTGAGTCAAAGATCATATGCCAGATTTCCATGGCAGAGTGTACACTTTCTTCGCCACCTTCCCAGTCAATGGTTATTTCTGTGCCACGTTGCTGTTCCATTACAGCAGTGTATTCTAAGCTGGCAAACAATCCTTCCCATGCAGCCGCAAAACTTTGTCCCTTGGCCATGTTGGCTTTGATCAAATGATCAGTCATGGTCTGCCGCAATTGACCAACCACAGTTTCTGGACCCATGTTCATGGCACGAATAGCCGATGGGTACAGTGAGTTAATGTCTACTGATCCAATCCACATGTGCAAGCCCTTTTTGGGATATGCCACATAAGCGCCTGCGGCTTGTGTGTCGTCATCAGTAAGGCGTTGCTTGCGATTGGGCACAACCATGCCACGTTCGTGTGCTTCGTTGATGATGGCCTGTTCAGTCACTGCCACAGCACCCATTGTGGTTTGCAGCAACACAGTATTGGCATGTGCCAGTTCATTGGCTAGATCCAAGAAGCGCAGTTTCTTGTCCAACTTGGCAATGATCATGGTGTCTTGGCGGTTGTATTCAATAAACTTTTTAAAGTGTTGGTTGTACAACTGATCCAGTGTGCCTTCAAACTGTGTTTTGCGTTCACCCAGTTCGTATTCACCAATGGCATCCAATGAGTATGAGTGGCGTTCTTCGTATGTGTATTTTCGATACAACTGCATATAGTCCATGTGCACACGCCCAACCAAGTCGTAAGTTTGATTCTCTGCACCAAAGCGTTCGAACATTCTTTGCTTGGGAAACTGCCCCCACAAACAAAAACGTCTAGTGTCATCCTTGCTGAGTATTCTTGTGGTACGATTTATTGTGTAAGGAATGTCATAGCCTTCTGAGTTCCAACCAGTGAGCACATCTGCACCTTCAATCACATCCAGGAACATCTTGATCATGTCTTCTTCACGCTCAAACAAGATGGTGTTTTCAAACTCAATCACCAGTTCCTGTGCTGTGTCCCAACTTAGGTGCTTAGGCGGTACCGCCAGTGTGATCATCTGATCCAACCAGTCCAAGTAAACGGATATAGCAGTGATAGGATTGAATGGATCTGCTACAGGTGAGAATCCGCGCTCTTGGTCAAATGCAACTTCAATGTCAAAAAATGCTGTGTGCAGTTCCGGAGCATCTTGGTCTTTGTAGTTTTCTTCCAGGCATCTAAAGATAGGATTGATGTCTGATTCATACAACTGCTTGCCAGACTGGCTGCGAACTTCCTTGCGAAATTCTTTGTTGTTGCGTGATGAAAATCTATTGACCGGCGTGCCGTAGATACTTTGAAACTTGCCTCTAGGATCGTCGTAGTAAAAGATGTAGTTGGCTGGATATTCCCGGTAGACTCGTTCGCCATCGCGACGTTCTACAACATGGATGCGATCGTGTTCACGATCAAAAAGTGCGTCGATATAACTCATTGTTTATTAAATTTGTTTTTACAATAGGGCAGTAATACATTTCTTGTCCAAGCAAGATGCCCGTTTGGTGATGGATGAAAATCATCATTGCAGAGCAACATGTTTTTTAAACAGAAGCTGTATAGATCCTGTACAGGATCTATAATTGAATTATATGTCGTTTTGATTGGGTCTGGCAAAAATTTAACAATATCAAAATTATCTGACCTATTTGGAAAAGTAGGATCTAAAAAATTAACAAATATTGATTGATATCCAAGTGCATCAAGATATCGCTTTAATCCAATTTTCCAAATTGCATTTTCTACTGCTCTTGATTCAAGACTTTTGAATTTATGAATGTCTCGGTATCCAAACCAGCGTGAGTTGCCATCGCCATCGCGGGTTGATCCGCCAGTTAACGCATGACAAACTTTGTCAGTAAATTGATACACAAAACTAAAATTATTGTCAATTGCATCTGATGAAAAAATTTCATCTTCGCGATCATGCCCTGACCACATTACTATAACCAACGTTTCATCTGGTGGCAATTTTTTAGTTTCTAATTCCCAGATTATACTTTGTGAAATAAAATAGTTCCCGGCTCCAGGTAAAGCACAAGAAAAAACTTCATGACATGATGATAAGTCTCGAAAATAATATGGCCAAGTAGTTGGTACCTGTGATTCAGGAGCTGTATAGGTAAAACTACATCCGCCTACTACTAAATTTTTAAATCCAAAATCAACAACGCTATCAAAATTTCTTTTGATCATGCAAGAACGCATGGATGATTCAGATATAATTGGCATATTAATTGTTCTCCGTTTGTGGCCGGACTGGCCTTGATACATGCTCGTAATGTGAGCGACTCAGAAATATTTATATAGATAACTTGTCTAGAGTATTTTTTAATTTTGTAGGCCATTGCAATCTAAATTTTTGTAATAAATCTCTATTGTGTTGTGCGCGAAGTTCAAACTGTTCTAACTGTTGATCAGTGTATGTCAAATCTCTCAATTGGCACAATTGATCTAAAATTTGGATCTGGCGCTGTATTTGATTGGGTTCAGAATCATAAGCATGATCAATAATATCATCCCATACATCAAACCCATACTTGCGAAGCACCTCTACCGATCCAGGCATGCTGTACAATATTATCGGTCGCGGCAATTGTAATGCCCTAAATATTTTTTCGCTAAACGCTATAGTGTCCGGCCAATCAACATATGTTTCAATTACAAGACTTATACAACTGTCAACGATAACTTGATCTAGATCGCCTGCAAAATTACAAAATGGCACATGGTCGCGCATAAGATCATGTTCGGCTTTAAAAATATCGTATCCCTGATTGTAATTGTATTCATAGAGATCTTGTTTGGAAACAACTCCAGGTGGCAGGTGTTTAATGTGTAACAAAAAACTAACCCACCCAGAATGTAATAAATTTCTGCGAACAAATTGATAAAACCAACTTTGTCTGGTTGTACATACTCGATGTATAAAACAGTTGAACAATCGAGTTGGGGGTCGTGCAGTATATTCAGGTTGATAACTGAAACTACCCCAAAATTCAGGGTATAGTGCTACGTGTGGCCGATTTACTACATTGTCAGTTACCACAAGTTCAGCAGTTAATCCTCTAACATTAACGGCATCAACTAACATAACATGTTTACTTTTGCTATGAAACAATGTATAGGTATCGAAGATAAATTTCCTACATTGTGACTTGTGCCAAATCTGATCAGTGTAGACAGAGTTCAAAGAGTTTTACCAACAGTTTCTAAAATAGTTTCCAGAGTTTCGTGATCCTGTTTTTCTCGGCCAAATTCGGCCTTGTGTGCCAGCTTGATGGCTTTCTTGAGAATGGCAGGTTTGATTTCCAACTCTTCAGCTACAGCCTTGATAGTATCGGTCAGTCCACCGTTGAGTGTTTCGATTTCGTGAAGCACTTGCATGCCTTCTGTGATGATTTGGGTGAGTTTGAGTTTTTGTTCGCCGTTAAATGTCTTGCTCATAGAGCCTCCTAAAAAAACAAGTATACAGGGTTAGTAGTGACATGTCAAGAACAATTTGCTCACTTTGGGCCGTGGAGTAGCGAATTCCTTAGCCCGGGCAGCAGCCGCCCACTCGGTCCTAAGGCTGAGTTTGGTTAGCCACCGGCGGCTTGTATTTTTCTTGACAGGGAATCAATTTCTCTATGCAACTGTTGTGCTTCGTAATCATCTGGCATCATGCGATCAGCATATTGATAACTCATGCCGCCCAGTCGGTCAAACCGTGCTTGTTTTGCGGCTAGTTGTTGTTTTAATGCGTCAACATCAACTGGTGGATTGGTAATTTCATTCAGTCGCATTACGATTGTTCTTGTTTCATTTGGCGGAACAGTGTCATGCCAGGATTAAAGTTTCTGCTCCAGGACAATGATTCGGCCACGTCATGAATTTTTCTTTGGTACTCGGCAGCTTGTGCAGCAGTAGGCTTAGGTCCTTTCCATTGCATGTTAGGCACTGGTGCTGTTTTTCCGACATTAACTTTTGTAGCGGCAGGAGCAGCCGCAGGAGCAGCAGGTTTAGCCATTGGAACTCCGCTGTATTTCATTGTGGTTGGTTGGTTAACCTTGGCGTATCCAGCAGCTTGTTGACCAAAGTTTGGTGTGGCACTTGCGGCAGCAGGTTGTGCAGCTTGACGACGAGCAACTTCTCTACGACCAACATAGTTTGCACTCTTTGGATCATTCCAACCTGCGGGATTACCGGCAGCAGGTGTACCTGGTTTAGCCACAGGCGCTGTTGCAGTTGTTGGAGCGGCAGTGGCTGGTGCGGCAGGTGCTGTACTCGGTGCTGTGGCGGCAGGTGCAGCAGACAGATTCATACGTTGATACACACTGTCAACAACTTGTTTTGGCACGCCCCATTCAGTGGTCAACAACTGATACAATCGATCACTGTCGTATGGCTCGCCTGCACGATTCCACATGTTGTTGAGTTTGTCAGCAGTGACTTTGGTAATGACATTGTGTCCAACATTGCCAGCCCAACTACCAACTGCGTCAACACCTTTGCCAATGGTATCAAGTTGTCGACCAAACCATCCTTTTGGTTTGCCTTGCCCGGTGGTGGCACTGGCTGGTGCGCCAGGTGCTGTGGGATGACCGTAGTCAGCAGTGGGTGCGCCAATGTATTCTTTCAAATATGCACGGCGATAACGACCAATGTTTTCAAATATGGTACACACACCAAGTTTGGTCAATTGCAAACTGTGACCCATGTCACGATTGGTGCTTTCATTCAATGCCCATGCATACACAGTAAACTTGCTGTCAATCAACTGATTGTTTGGCAACACTTTGACTTTGACAGACTCGGCATCTTTTGACCAAACAGATTCTTTGACTCCTAACGCATTTCTTACAGCGGCTTGTGATGCTTGTAATTTAGCAGGGTCTGCAATCTTTCCGGTGCTGGCATCGATCCAGGATCCATCCTTTTGAGGAATAAATCGTTCAGTAGATCCGGCTGCTGACCCGGG